TTCTGGCGGACGCTCTCAAGTTCCTCGCCAAGCGGGAGTCGGGCGAGATACGGACGCTGTTTGAGCGAGAGGCTGACCATCACGAACTGCTGTGGCTGCGTAGGTTGGCTCTCAGAGGACTCCGGCCGTTGGTCGTCAGGCTCAACATTCAGCGTGAGGATACTGAGCAGGCCCAGGTTCTTCGGAGATTCTAAATGCCTGATACCACACGCCAGAGTATTCGTGAGTTAATCCACGACCGACTGTACGCGGGCAACCGACGCCGCTTACGAAACGGCCCCGACGCTTCTACTTTAACCGAGTTTACGGCAACTACCTCTATCACCGACACCAGATTTAAGGAGATAGCGGCGTTTCCTCACAACTTCCACGGGGCATTGATTCGCTTAATGTACTTCGATAACTCCGGCACCCCCGCGCTACAGGAACAGGTGTCAATTATTCACCAATTCAACCCAGCGGCAGGGACGCTTGAGTTTTCCCCAACAATCGGAACGGTGAACACTACCGCTGCGACGGTGGATGGCCATTACGAAATCTGGATTGACTTTCATCCTGACGCGGCGGACAGATTTATCAATGACATCCTGAATGCTCTCATCTACGAGGGGTTTATCCCCCTGACGTTAGTGACGGATGGGGATATGGAGGACTCCGACCTGACCAACTGGACAGCTCTGTCGGGGGGCGCTCCAGGCACCACCGACGCGAAGGCGACTTCACCTTTCAAGGTAGGTAGGCAAGCTATTCACGGAGTAGCTACTGGAGCCGATGAGGGCCGTCGCTCTGCTAGAATCCCCTGTACCCCTGGGCAACAGTTCAATATCTCCGTGCCAGTAAAAGTAGATGTGGGTTCTGTGGACATCAACTTCGTGGACGCAACGGCATCTGCTAACATCAAATCCACGACTGTCACCGACACCGCCGCCGTAGAGGTGCGGTATACGGCGAGTGCGCCTACTGACTGCGAGATCGTCCACATTGAATACGCCTCGAACGCCAGCGCAGACGACTTCTACATCGGGCCAATCTCTATTCTCAAGACTGATGGACACCGCTATTCGGTAGACTCCAGTAGCATCGACTTCGCCGATGACATCCTAGCGGCCTATGAACTCCCTGTTGGGCCTACGGCCATCGTCACCGACACCTATTTAGCTTTCACGGAGCCATGGCAACAAATCGCTATCAACAAGCGTGACGCTGAACGGGACGGGCTGCCAATCACCACAGAGGCAAGGGCATTTAGTCGCCCTATTTATATGGAAGTACACCGACGTTATCCATCTTTGACAGCCGACACAAGCACAACCAGGGCGGGCAAACTGATAGTCGTCAACGGGGCGCTCTCCTTAATAGAGGAAGCGCGGGGTCACCCCAAAGAAGCGGCGGAATTCCGTCGCACCTTCCACCAGCTCAAGGAAGATGCTGGGCTTTCTCTCCAGATCGTCCAAGAGCCTGACCGAGAATTGATACGGTTCCAATGATACCAGCGTCAATCGACGGCGAAGAGTACCCGATTGTCCTGGATGATTCGGGCAACCTTCAATGGCAGACCATCCAGGTCGCCCAGGAGCGGGACGAGGTATGGGATGACTGGTCGCTCGGTTTGGGGGAGACGAAGCAGGAGACGGGACACGGCTACTTCTTCGCCACGGGCTGGGATGCCAGTACGCGAGGCGCGCTGAGGTTATCCCCGTTCTACCACAACCTAAACAACACCGCCCTCACCACGGCCTATGGCTACACTATGGAGGGTGTGGAGACATCGGGTTCCACGCTGACCCTGGACGCCGCCTCAACGGGGAAGGGGTCGATAGCCGATGGCTCTACCCTTTCCTTTTCCCACACTGTTGCAGTGCAGAGCGAACGCATCTTAGTGGTCGCGCTCAATATAGATACTAGGTCAAGTCTCAGTTGGAATATACTGTTTCCTACAACTTATGGAGGCATACCGTTAACTTGGCTGGCCGCAAAGAAGGGTGATGCTGGAACGAACGCCTCAGTCGGCTTTTTCTTTCTTCTAAATCCTCCGACTGGAGCAAACAATATTGTCATTACGAACAATGCGGGCGGAACACTGGCAATGGTCGGAGGCGCAGAGAGCCTCTACGGTGTCAATCAGGATGACCCGTTCGGCTCAGTCGTTAGCGCGACTGACCAAGATGGCACTCCTACCGTTACTGTCACTACTTCAGCGGGCGAGTTTGTCTTGGCCGCTGTTGCTCTGGATACGAACGACACTCTTACTGCTGGAACAAACGAGACGGAGCGCTGGGATGATAACCAGGGCACAACTATCACGGGTGCAGGTTACACACAGGCTGGTTCTGACGGCGGGGTCATGGCTCCCTCCATTGATGGTGCGGCAACGGATTGGGTGGAGATAGCTGTACCCATTAAACCCGCCTCCACCACCTCCCGCAGCATCATGCAGATCGCAGACACAACCAAGATATTTAAGTACACCTCTGACTCCGATACGGGATTGACGCTGGACGCCACCGACACCACGGCATCAGGCGTCGCGGGCCAGCCCGAAAAAATGAATGGCAACTGGTACGTCCCGATGGGGAATGGCGTCTCTGCCCAGAAAATTACAGGCGTCACCGTGGCGAACGTCACGGGAACATGGAAGGCCGACCATCTCTCCACTTTTCAGAAGGGTATCACTCCTACCCTGGCCCGCGTCAACAGCGCAACCCAACATCAGATTGACTTCAACGAAGACACGGGTGACATAACCGATACTTGGTCGGGGGGGCAGAAGGCCGGTGACTCTAGCACTAAGATAACCCACTTGTTAGAGGCCCAGGGGCAGCTCTTCGCCTGCAAAGAAGATAATCTCTACGAGTTTGGTGTTGAGGCTGAGTCACGTCCTTCTAACCCCTTCATCCAGAGGGGCAAAATTGATTCTGACAACGGGAAGGGCTCGTTCGCCTTCGGCGACGAAATCATCTATATGTCGAAGGGCGACCTCTGGCGCAAGCGCATAGGCGGCGGGGCGCTCCCCATCGGGTTAAACACCATCCGTTCCTGGCGGAAGATAGACGACATCATCGACACCCCCAAGGATGGTCGCCCCGCCTACGGAGTCCACGTTGGGGAGTATTGGTACTACCTTCAGAATGATGGTGAGGTCAGCCATCTTATCCAGGCTCGCAAGCGCCGCGAGGGAGACCCCGCAGGACACGAGCTAATTCAGAACAGCGTCCTTAGCATTCCCCTTTCTTTGGGATTGGGCGTTGACTCTAAGAATCAACTCTGGATTAAGGGAGCCAGCACCGACGAGACGGTGCGGGACGCTCGCGTCATTGAGCTGGCTGATGACGGTTCTCTGGACGTGCAGAACCGCAGAGGTCAGGCCAGCGCAGACCACGACATCTGGTTTGATGAACGTAACCCTGGCCGACCTCAGGACAAGGTACAAATCCGCCACATGACGGTGGAGTTAGAAGGAGACTGGGATGCCACGACTTCCTTGCAACTGAAGCTATACCGTGACGACGCTACCACCCCTACGTCTATCGGCAGCGCCATCACGTCATCGGGGATGACTGTCAGAAACCCCACCGTGGGCACTACCGACACCGCCTTTCGGTTCCGCCCTCAGTTGACCGTGACGACCAACAGTTCCTACACCCCTAAGAACTCTGACCCCCAGGTATTGCGCGTCATCGTCGGCATCCGCTTCCCTGAGATTATCCGTATCGTTGTGAACGCCGAACAGTTGGCGTTGGACAAGACAGGGTTGGAGGCGTTTGAGGCGGAACAGAACCTACGGAGGTTGCAGAACCAGGGAACGGTGACATTCCGCAGGCCAGGGGACTATGACGACCCTTCATCGGGCACGGACTTGGTGACGGATCGCACCTTCACCGGCGAGGTGGAGTCCGTGACGGACATCATGTATAAGACCTCCGAGGTCGATGGCGTAAGCAGCTACGCTCACGGAATCGAACTCCGTGTGAAGCGCTGGATCACCTACTAATGTCAGTCGAGTCGCGGCTGGCTAGGGTTGAGGAATCCCTGCGGCTATTACGTGATGCCGACCGGCTTCAGGGTAGGCGGTTCTCAGGTGCGGCCCCTGGCCTCGGCGCGGTTCCGCGCTGGAACACCATTGACAAGGTGTGGGATGTAGAGGGCCTGAGCGATGACCTGACGACACAATGGTGGGCCTACACTGACTTCTTCAGAGACTCTGCTGACGACGCTGATCCATACTTCGCCCAAGTCGTTGGAGGAACGGGAGCCGTCGTCTCTAATATCGCTGCTGAAGCCTCCCATGTAGGGGTCTGGGGATTGACGCTGGGCACTACCACCACCGGCCTCGCCCGTCTAAGCACTTACGCAGATAGCCTGATTTTCAGTAATGGCAGGATGAGGTTCGGGGCGTGGATAAGAACTCCAGGCAACCTCTCGGACGCGACCGACCGATACGAACTGTACGTGGGCATTATGGACACCAACGCCCCCAGCACAACACAGGAAGGCATCTTCATCCACTACAGAGACAACATCAACAGCGGCAAATGGGAAGCCGACGTGGAGAATGGCGGCTCTGGAACTGTTGCCGACACCGGCATCACGGTAGCCACGTCCACTTGGTACTTACTGGAGATGGAGATAAACGCGGCAGGCGACAATGTAAAGTTCTACATTGACGAGGCGCTGAAGGTAACCACTGCATCCGGCCCCGCAGCCAACAGCACGGCAGAGGCGAGGATCGGTGCCTTAAAGAGTGCCGGAACCAACTCTAGGACTATGCGTGTAGATGCTGCCTATTTGATCGGCGACCTGACGACGGCGAGATAGGAGTGTATTGTGGCTAGTTGGTTGTCTGAAGACCTGAACGACCGCGAGACAATCACCGATGGCCCAGCCCGACTGAACGGCTGGGATTTGACTAACACGGGCAACGAGGCCAGCTTCGTCGCCTTCAAGGAGGGCGACCGAACTGTCTCCATGATCGTCATTCCCGCTGGCGACGCAAAGAGCATAGCGGGGTTGAACGAACCTTACCCTGGAGGGTTGGCAGTGGAGAGAGTGACTGGGGATGGCAAGCTCGTCGCCAACGTCTTCTATGAGGTGCGTGAGCCCATAGTATTGCCGCCGATACCGGAGACCGAATGACCAGAGTACGGGCCAGTGCTACCACCACGGTCCTCGCTGACTCTTTAGTTGTTAAGGCGGATAAGGGGACGCTCTACGGCCTGACCGGCTACAACAACAAGTCCTCGCCCCAGTTCATTCAAATCCACGACGCTTCAACGCTCCCCGTTGACACTGCTGTACCAACGATAGTCTTTACGGTTCCCGCCACCACTAGCTTCAGTTTGGACTTTAATGTTGGCCGTGAGTTCCAAATCGGTATCGTGATAAGCAATTCATCTACAGCGGCTACCAAAACAATCGGCAGTGCTGACTGCTGGTTCGACGTGCAGTACATCTAATGGCAAAACTACTGATACCCGCAGACACCTCCCAAGCGACGCTGGGTTATCTCCTGGCGGACGGCACCATCGTCGGCTCCACCTCCCAGGCGCAGGACTTCGGCTCCAACGGGATAAAGGCCAATGTCATAGCCGAGTCCACCTCTGCGGCGGGCGTGACGATAGACTCCGTGCTGCTGAAAGACCAGGAGATAACGCTGCTTGGCGACAATAAGAAGATTATGTTTGGCGCTGGCTCGGAGGCCAACATCTTCTACTCTGGTTCGTTCCTCGTATTCGAGTCAGACGGTAAGGGCTTCCTGATCGACGGCGGGAATGCCCAACTGAACCTGAACAGTCTGGAGCTGCGCCTCGGTACTCAAGGCGACATATACGCCGCCAACGGCACTAAGATAATGACCGCCACCGCTGGCCCCACGCCCACAGGTGCTATAGTGCACTTCACGGGTGAGATAACTCTATGGAAGGACGAGCCCGCCGCCATCAACTACAAGGGGGGTAGCACCGAGATTGTTTTCCGCCAATCTGCGCCGCACCTAACGCTCGTCACGGCAGGCGGGCAGGTAAAGGTTCAGGAGACGGCAGTCGAGACCTACGGCGTCGTACTCACGGGGGGTACTCAAGTTGCCACCCTCTTGGAGGTACAAAACGCCAACGACGCCGCCTCCAACCAAGTCGTTATCCTCCAATCCGGCAACCGCGCCACCCCCACCGACGACGATGAGGGGTTCATATCCTTTATGAACAACGAGCAGGGGGGCACGGACGCGCTGATAGAGTTTGCTAGGCAGACCTGGAAGGCGTTGGATGTAACGAGCACGACGAAGGACGCGCAGTTCGAGTTCGCCGTGATGAAGGCCAACTCGTTGACGGATTGCCTTCTTCTGGGAGCCCTGACGACCACGCTGACCGCCGACAACATCGCGTTGGTGGGCACGACAGCCGTAACAGGTGCCCTCACCGCCACGTCCTACGGCGGTATCACAGAGGCCAACCTGCTGGACAAGACGGCGGCAGAGACCATCAGTGGGGTCTACACACACACTGACGACGTGATAATCAACTCCGGCAACGCCGCCGGTCTGGCCGTGAACACCTCTGCGGTTGGTGGGTTCGACATGGTGACGATCCACGGCGATTCGACACCGGCGAGTCACCACATCGTCCTCAACGTGGGGGGGACTGGCTTCATATCACCGGACACCTCTGGTAAGAACATAGATATTGTTCGGGCGAGGCTCACTCTTCGTACATCAAAGAACATCGCCGTTCTCACAGGCATCAACTTCTCGCCGCTGCTCCAGAATGTAACTTCTGACAATGCCACCGTGACCACCTATGCGCCCATCGGTGCCACCATCAGAATGTCAGATACCAGCACGGGTTCATTGACCGCCTCTACCTTGGCAGCTATTCTCGTGGGCACCGCTGAGAAGACGGCGGACTGCTTCGCCACCAACCAGTACGGCCTCCTAATTCAAAACCAGACCATCAGCAACGACACGACGGATGGGGCTACAACCTTCTACGGCATCAAAATTGACGAGTATACCGAACTAAGGGACAACAGCGGGGCGGCCTACGGATTGCACGTCACCGCCCCCAGCGCCAGCGGTGGCTCAATTAAAAACTACGGTATTGTCCAGGCGGGAACAGGAGACGCGACAGAGGTTGCGACGAACTACTTTGAAGCGGCCACTACCATCGGTGCGGCTCAAGTCCCAACATCTGGATTTAAGCTTGACGTGCAGGGTGATGCAATAGTGGATAGTAGAGACGTTAACCGTTATGCGTATTCTGTAGGATAACATGGCATTGCAAGAGAAGCAGTTAGGCCAACTCCGCCCCGCCAATACAACAGCGGCCAGCCTGTACAGCCCTGGGGCAAGTACGACCGCAATCATCAAGACAATAGTTGTCTGCAATCAGACCGCCTCGGCGGCAACATACAGGATATTCGTGGACGACGACGGGACGACCTACGACCAAACGACAGCCCTGTTCTACGACATCACGATAGGGGCCAATTCAACAGACCAGATTGACACCTTCTACGCAATGGACGATGCAAACGGAAACTTAGCGGTGAGGACGGGCACCAACAGCGCCCTAACCTTCACCTGTTTCGGGACGGAGATAACGTAATGGGACTCACCTCTTTCCCTGAGCCAGATGTAGTAACCCCCACCAGGACAGCCTTCGGAGAGCAGGCTACTGCCCAGCCAACCCCCCTTGTCCAGGTTCAGTTCCCATACAACATCAACTCTCGATTAGTAGAGACGCGGGCGAATGGTGGGACTGTAACCCAGGACACCGGCAGGGTGAAAGTCTCTACCGGCGCCCTCGCAAACCGGACGGCGATGGTGTTGACCAGAGACGCTTTGCATTATGCCCCAGGTCAGGGTGGACTGGTTAGGTTCACGACCGTCTATGCAACAGGGGCTTCCAATTCCACTCAACTTCATGGCGTGGGAGACGCTGGAGACGGGTACTTCTTTGGTTACAACGGCACTGCGTTCGGCATCCTCCGCAGAACTGGGGGCAGGTCTGAGATAAGAACCCTCACGGTATCAACCGCCTCTATCCACGATGAAGATATTACCATTACATTAGATGGAGACTCTGCAACAGACGTAACTGTGACCGACACAGGAGGGGACACCGCAGCAAACAAAACTACCACCGCCAATGAAATAGCAGCCCATGACTTCTCAAATCTAGGGACAGGTTGGAGAACATTTGTAGATGATAATACAGTTATATTCATTTCATACGATACGTCAACTCATACAGGGACTTATGAATTGGCTGATTCTCAAAGTTCTGCGGGAACTTTTGCTCAAACAGTCGCCTCTGCCGCCGTCACCGATACCTGGGTAGCCCAGTCCTCATGGAGCGACGACAAAATGGACGGCACAGGGGCGTCGGGGATGACGCTCGACCCAACCAAGGGGAACGTCTACCAGATTCAGTATCAGTGGCTGGGATTTGGTCAGATAAGATTCTTCATCGAGCACGACACCGATGGGGAGTTTGAGTTAGTGCATACGATAGACTACGCCAACGCCAACACCGCGCCGTCTATCCTTATCCCCACACTCCCCCTACACATGATGGCGAGGAACGCCGCCAACACGTCCGACCTGGTTATGTTCTCATCCTCCATGGCTGGATTCATAGAGGGGAAAGAGACGACAATCTGGCCGGTCAGACACTCGTTTTCCGCCGAGGATACAGATGTAGACTCCAACTCCGAACAACCAATCGCCTCAATCAGAAACGATATTGTCTACCAGGGTAGAGAGAACAGGACTAGAATATGGGTAAGGTTTATAGAGGTAGGCGCCTCGGCGGGCAACAAGCCCGTCAGGGTACGTATCGACATTAATTCAACACTAACCGGTTCCGCCTTTGCTGTCGTGGACGCGGACGATTCTGTGGTATCAAGGGACTCAACTGCCACTGTCCTAACGGGTGGCGAAGACCAGTTCACCTTTACCCTGAACAGCGGGGATAGGCAGTTCATAGACCTCAGCAGCGAGGAGTTCATCATCGGCCCAGGGACAGTGTTCACCGTCTCGGCGCAGCAAACAGTAGGTGGGACTAACTCGACGGTAGACGTATCGATAAACTGGGTGGAGCTATTCTAGGAGGAGTTATGAAACCCGACGAGGCTTTACAGGTACTTGACCAGGCGGCGTCAGTGGCCCCACTGAACCGCCAGTCCCACATCGCCGTGCAAGAGGCTGTGGCGACGCTCAGGCTGGCTCTGACGGACTTAGAGGAGAAGGAAGCGCCAGAGGAAGCCAAGATGCCATCTCGTGATGGGGCGAAGGAGCCAGCAGAGGCTTGACACGGGTGCTATACTGAATGTGCGCGTGCTGCTAGCAGCTGTATGCGTCCCCGCCGTCACGAGATCGCTACTCGGACTGGCGGGGCATTTCTTTATTCAAGCGCCCGCTAAGTTTCAAAATAACCCCATAATTCGTAACCTACCCTATTGCTTTGTCTCTGATTGCTAATTATCCTAATCAACATGGTTGTAATGATTCAGTTGAGATGCCGGTTCTGTCGCCATCTGTGGGTGCCGCGTAAGCCCGACCCGAAGGCTTGCCCCCGCTGCAAACGCTATGCTTGGCGGCTCCCTGAGCGGGAAGAGGTGGAGGCATGAGTAAGCGCAAGGATCAATACCAAGTGTACCCACGCGGCGCAGAGAGTGGATTTGTAGTCGCAGCCGATAATGTTCGGCGAGAAGCAGCGACTTTCGTAGCGGGAACGACTCAAGTAACGGACGATTGGTTGATCTTTGAGATTGAGGGGAGCGAAGTCTACCGTTGGCGAGTTTCTCAACTCGATGGGTGGTGCCGCTCAGTCCGAGTAGAGGACATTACATGAGAACCCTTCAGCCCCCTCTAACGGGCCTGGAGTTGAGCCGCCCGACGCAGCGTGATCGCGTACTGGCGCAACTCCGTGAGGGCCCGACCTGCGGCACTACATTTCTGGAGATGCACATCCCTCGATACGGTGGACGAATCTTAGAGCTGCGGCAGGAGGGTTACACCATCACCAATGAGAAGTGCTGGAAGCACCGGCACTACAGCCGTCAGACGATCTACAGGCTTACCGTATGACTCGTTTCTCCCGCACGGCTACGCGCAATGCACGGCTCCGACCCCTCCCCCTTTAGGTCGGGAGCCGTGCCGGAAGAATGAGTAGAGAGGAGACGGGGCATTTCGTGATGGGGCGCAGGGTGTTCGGATTCCCCTGCGCCGTCTACTGGAGCCTGCGAGCAACTTAAACGAATCGCCTTGGGTCTGTCTGGTGGGTTCGTGGGCTCCAGCAGGGAGGATGAGATGACACTACTCAGAAAGCGGTTAGAGATGCTGGCTCACGACTGGCTCAATGTACATTTCGATGATCTGCCCCTCGAAGGCGACTTACCCCTTAGCTGGGTAGACGAACTGGCAGAGGAGTTTGAGGCGGCCCTAGAGGACAGGGCGCGAGAGTTTGTGGAGAAGAAATCATGAAGTGTAAATGCCCGAAAGGCTACCCCATCACGTCACGGGAAGCATTCAGACTCTACGCACCGCAAGCGACTCAGTGGCTTATCGATGCGCTATTTCGGAAGCACACCGGAAAATGCCCTCTCCATGATGAGTTCCTGCGCGTGCGGAGGCAGCGATGAAAGGATTAAGCCGCGTCCTAAAATATGAGGTGTCAGGTTGCAATATACACGGCCAGCATGAACCTCATAGCACTTGTCCTGGATTGGATGAGCTGTCCTACCTACTAGCGAGCGCACGAAACACACAACGCTTTGCCCGCGCCCGATTTCAGGAATACCGGAGACTAGCCTCATGACCCCAAGCCCTACCCTGTCTGCAAAAACTGTCTCCACACAAAGAGAGCGAAGGAGCTAGGGCTGTGAAAGATGTCGTCCCAGGTCTCATGTTATGGCTAGTGTCGCTCTCCCTTTTCGTGATATTCCTACTTACCGTTGTCGTCGTCATACAGTATCGCATCGACTCAATTGAGGAGGGTATCAACGACAACCATCGACAGACCACAATCGAGGCGCAGCGATGACCCGTCTCCGAATCCTCCATCACATCATGTGGATAGCGTTCCTGTTCGTTGCGCCTGGGCTAGCTATGTGGGTGATTTTATGACTCGAAAATCAACGGAGGAAGAACGCGAGAAGTTCAAGCACGTAGAGCACGGCTCAATGGGTGCCCTGAGCGGCGTGTCGATGCAGAGATACGAACTTAACCTACTGTGCTGGCGCATAGCTTCCAGGCATAAGGACTGCCGCTGTTGGGCCTGCGTGTATGTAGAAGGGCAACGGTCGTGAGCGACGTAGAGGGCATTCGGAAGATGGAGGCCGAGCACCGCCAGCTAGAGGCAGAGAGTCTTGTAGAAGCGGCGAGGGAGCGCCAGGCCATAACGGATGAGGAGCTGATGCGTGAGGCGCTGAAGGCGCTGAAGCCAGCGGCAGATTTACTGCGGACTGAGGCTAGAAAGCATCACGCCAACTTGGAGCCAGTACAGGAGTTGCGTATCTTGAAGGTGTTCAACCCCGCTCGCGTCGCCATCGACAAGCTCGAAGAACGCCTTTTGAGAGAGTGAGATGGTTTCGATTTCAGCGTGGCTCGCCCAGGCTCCGCCCTATGCCCTGGACGGGACAACCAACATGGAAGTACACAGCGAGGAAAGCTATGTCAGAGAGTAAAGGCCAAGTAACAGAACTCATCAAGGCACGCGACGGTAGAGTATTCGGTCTCAAGTTCGGGGCAGATGAATACCTATTCTCGTTTGAGGATAGGCGGGGAGAGCCGTTCGATGACGGCTTGATGAAAGTCGGCAGCCTCGTCCGAATCGAATGGTCGCCCTTTACCAAGGACGGCAAGGAGAAGAAGTACATCAACGTCCTTGAACTGCTGGCACCAGACGCTACAGTCCCCCCGTCAGCGCCCATGGACACCGGATACCGCACACCCGACCAGATGCAGCGGGCTAAGGCGCTGACGGAGGCGGTAGTGCTTGTGAGCGGGGTAGCCGTGAAGGTCGGGAGTGTGCAGGACGCGGTAGGCCAGGTCATCTACGCCTACAACGAGTTTCTGACCGCGCTAAACGAGGAAGAAGCCGCATCACCTGGGCCAGAGGAAGTCCCCTTTGACAACTAGCATGGCATGGGTGCGGACTGGGGTGATGCCGTGACCGTCTTTGACGATGTAGCTATCGTGCGCAAGATTGCAGGGCTGAACTGCGCAAGATTTAACCGTGCTATCCGTGATGGAAAGCTGGCATTTATGGGGGAAATGCTCGGTTACGAACGTTACATTTTTGTCCGACGCGTGAAGCGCGTGCGACAGACACATATAAATCTAGCTGAAGCGGGCCTCAAGCACAGCGAGAAGACGCTGGCTAGCTTGCAGGGCAGGGATTTCCCGTGACCGTCACCGGCCAATCCCTGCGCTTCAAGTGCTCCGTCAAAGAGTGTCCCTGGCCGGACAACGAGGAGATTCATGTTCCTTGGTGTTTGGGGATACCTGACGTAGAGCACTGGCGAGACAAACCGACACATCAACACTTCCCGAAGAAGGGGATGGGCGGCAACAACCCCAAGTCAAAGATAGTCGCCATCCTCTGTCCGACGTGCCACGACAGAATCGATAACGGCGATTGGGGAAATCGTGACCTTGGTAGAAAATATATAGCCTGGGACTTACACGGTAAGATACTGATAGAGCGTCCAGTTCTGAGTGATGGTGCTGAGGGAGAGACGGATTCAAAGGTTCCTTCTGGCCGACAAGAGCCCCTGGGCTCTGCCGAGGTTCCGGAGCCGCTTGAGGCTAGGTCGGAAGGTCAACCCTCGGCATCGTCACCCAGCGCTGGAGAGGAGGAAAGCGATGGCCTTAAATCTGGCGATGGTAGGGGCAGGGCTGATGATGCTGGCGTACAGTTGGAGCCCCAAAGCGAAGACGCGACATTGGACACATTACCTCCACTGGCTAGGAGTGGCATTGGCGTTCAGCGCGGCGATCCTGTCTTGGTTCTAACCCACGAACAGCGTGTAGCAATCGCTCAAGAGATAAGGGACGCCCAACTCCAGAGACAATGGCGGGCTGGGGATACCGCGAATCAGTGGGAAGACGAGCTAGGAGAGGACTTCTGGAACCTGTATGCTAATGAGTTTGGCTACACCTACCCCTCGTTGCGTAACGTCATGCGGGTCTGCAAGCGTATCCCGCCCAAGAGACGTCATCCTGAAGCGAGTTTTGCCCTCCATGACGTGGTGGATGGGTTTGACTTTGAGACGCAGGAGGCGTGGCTGGAGCGCGCATTTAACGAAGAGTGGACGGTAAAACGCCTACGGGAGGAGATGGTGGTGGAAGGGCTTCTGACGGCAAAGCCGAAGGTCAAACGGTGGCCGATGGAGAAGCTGCTAGAGGGCTTGGAAGACTGGCCCCAGCCAACTGATAGGCCACGACCAAAGGGGGCTGTGAGGGCTTACCTGACGTGGCTAGGAGATCAGGGATGAGAAGGGGTACCACGGCGAAGGCGCTAAAACTCCATGAGCGAATTGACGACAAATTGTCGAAAGGGTTCAGGGTTTCGGAAATTGGGCGCGATCTCCAAATGGCCCACGGCTCCGTCAGCCATCATGCGAACCGCCACTGTAAATGTCTAGCGCCACGATATGTCTACGTGCCTGAATCTTGGTTCCGCTGCCGAAAATGTGACGGCGGCTGGCGAACGAAGAACGGCTGTGAGCACTCATGGCTGTTCAGTCTCAATGGAGTGGGAAGGACACTGGCCCGTGAGCATTGATCTTGTAGCAGCAGCGCTATGGCTAGCTCTACCGCCAACACGGAAATTAGTATTGGTTTCTCTGTGTGAGAACGCGGATCAGTATGGTTTGTGCTGGCCCTCAAGGGAGTATATCGCTCAACGGTGTTCTTTAAGCGTCCGCTCGGTGACACCTCACCTTCAGGCCCTGGAAGAAGACGGATGGCTGCGAGTTATTGAGCCTGGGCGACGCGGCTTCTCTACGAGGCGGCAATTGAAGGCGCAGCGCATCTTGGAACAGGGTGATTTTGAGAGGCGGTCATTCTATTTGCGCGGATGGGGGGAAGAATCTTCCTCTAATGATGAAAGGGGGGAAGTTGATGCAGATGGGGGGAAGTTGGCGTCGAATGGGGGGAAGCTGCTTCACGCGGAACCGTCATATAGAACCGTAAACAGAGAACCTAGTGGTTCATGACCTTTCTACTCTGTCTTATAGGAATTATTACGGTTAGGGGGAAGTTGGTGCATTTCGTGATGGGGAAGGAGGCGTAATGAGTGAGTGGGTAGTTGAGGAATCTGTGCGTTCAGTGGTATGTCCTGTCTGCGCCTTCACGTTTGACGCCATTCATGGCGACGGTGGCGATGACTATACCTGTCCCGCTTGTGATGCGATTAACCTTGAGCGCCAGTTGAAGAGTCTGCGAAAGCTGTCGGGTGGGCAGTCTGAGGATGTAGCTCACGCCTATCTCATGCTCCGAGCGGTGAAGAGCGCGGCGGACGAGTGTGGAGTGGCCTGCTACGTCCATACAGTCCTCAAGGAGCAAGAACCGCGTTGATGCAAGACTGTTCCTGGTAGCCTGCCTCACGGCGGGGATGATTGTGGGGCTGACCCTGGGGCTGAGAGGAGAGAACGATGGAACCGCCGGAGGGTTGGGTTTGTCCGGAGTGCAAGACATGGAACGGATGGGTACGAAGAGTGTGTTCGTATTGCGACAAGAAGAGGCCCTAGATGTTCTCGTTCCTTCACCGACTCCGTTGCCCTCACAAGGACGCACACGAGTTGCCGCCGCCGAGGATAACCTTGAAGGATATTCGGACGGTGAAGCTCGGCGAGAGCTATCGGTTGTCTCCTACACTGTCTCCTACGCCGCTCTTAGAGAAATCATCGCTGCCTACGACTGGCCCATCAACGAGGCGTTCGCCATCGTGGATTGCGAGAGTGTCTGGACGTCTGGGGCTGTCTCGTGGACAGGTGAATCCTTCGGCCTGTTCCAAATCCACGCCATCCACGCCTACAGATGGCCCAACTTCTGGAGCGAGTGGATGAACCCCGAAGTGAACACGGCTTGGGCGTTCGAAATCTGGCTAGAGCGAGGCTGGGGGCCTTGGGATTGTTGGTGAAGGGAGAAAAGGCGACGTGAGAGCGGAGTTTTTGGGATCGGGCAAACGGGTCGCTATCTACACTAACGCTCCAACAGCGGCACTCGCCGCAGCGGAGTTGATGTTTCTGCTGTGGAAGGCGCGAGATCGAGACCCTACTTGCTATGTGTTCGCCTACGGAGACATCGATTCGACATTCCCGCTGGCGGAGTGGGCGGCGGGCTATAAGTCGGCTGAATGGGCCTTGCTAAAGAGATGGGCAGGCATTCGATGACGCCGCAGGCTCCTGTCTCGGAATCGTGTGTCCACCATTTCATCATTGAGATGCCAAACGGGCCAATTTCTATTGGAAAATGCAAAAAGTGCGGACGGGAGAGAGAGTACGAGAACCACAAATACCCCGACTATAACTCCAAGCCGATGAAGAAGCCGTCTATTGATGATGAGCAAGAGAGGATTTGGGATGGCTGACATTCACGACCTTATCCGTGACTGGATTGAGAATCGGGGATGGCCTGTGCATGAGATTCGTCTCGGCCCTGCTCGGTGTGGGATTGGGCGGTGTCGAAAGAAGCACGCTTACGCGAGATCACTTAAACCACACGGGTACGGCCATTGCACAGTTTGGGTGTACGAGCGCCCCTGTGACATCAACGCGCCAATGGGCTCGGATAGGGTAAAGCCGTGAGGTACGAGTTTCCCTGGCCTCCGAGAGAGTTGTCCCCGAACGCGAGGGTACATTGGCGGACGCTGGCGAAGGTTAAGGCGCAATATAAGGCGGATTGTGGATGGGTGCTTGTGCTGCGTGGCGAGAATCAGACGATTGGGCCTCGTCAAAAACCTCCTATCACGGCCCAGGTGACGTTTGTGGTGACGGACAAGCGGAGAAGGGACTCGGACAACCACCTCGCCATGCTGAAACCACTATGGGACGCCCTTGTGGAGGTGGGGGTGTTGGAGGATGACTCCCACGACAAGCTCAAGATCGCGGAGCCAAAGTGGGAGCGTGGGCCAGAGAAGAAAGTCATTGTGGAGTTGGTTCAGTATAAGGACATTTCATGATGGATATACAAGCGGCCCGTAAGCGGTGCGAGGCGGCGAACAATGGATGAGCAAGCAGGCCAGGATTGCGGCCACGCTAAATGTGACGGAGAGTCTTGGGTGTCTCCCAACGGCACGGTGATTGCAACGCAAACCTGTCATCACTGTACCTTGTCCCATTTGGAACGCAGATTAAAGACTGCCTTGGAGGCGCTGGAGGAGGCGCAGGGGAAGCTGGAGGAGTACGGGAACCACATTGGGCCTTGTAAGTGGCGGCGAGATAATACCTGTAGTCTGGACGAAAAGCCTTGCACTTGCGGCTTCGGTGATGCCATCCTGCGCGGCACCAAGGAGGACGAATGAGCGAGCGAACGAGACCTCTCTCAGAGGTAAAGAGGACGATGCTACCTGAGACCGCATCACGCGCCGACCTTGAGCGCCAGTTGGACGTGGAGCAGAAGAAGGTGGCCTGGTTCCTTGCTGGATATAAAGGTGTCGGGGAACAGTACAAAGAGATGAAAGTCCAGTTGGCTGAGGCGCAGGGGAAGATAGAGGAGCTGTCTCGTCAAGTCGCGGAAGCTGTGTGGATTGAGGAGTTGCGGCAGAAGGAGAACTCGCGGGTGGGAAAACCTGAGCTTGGCTGTTGTGCGGGAAGGGTGCCTGCCCTTGAAGCGGCGTTGGCTGAGGCGCAGGGGAAGCTGGAGGCCGTACTGCAACACTTTGGCCTTACCAAGAACGATTGTCCTAGCGGCTGGCCTCCCGTGGTGTCGGCCCGTGCCGCCATCGACGCCACGCCCGAAGAGGCGAGAGAGAAGGAGGGAGAGGTGGCGGCTAAGAACCCTTGCAGGGTAGTAGCCGAGGATTGGTGTACGAGACCCGAAGGGCACGATGGACACCATAAAGGCAATAGCGGCTTCCGCTGGTTGCAGGAAAGCAGGCACGGCCATGACGAAATGCGGTGAGGCGCTGAAGGCTGCGGCAGCGCGGGAGGCGCTAAAGGAGAAGGAGAGCCGATGAGCCCTTGGAAGATAAGCCGTTGGGAGTGGCTGTTAATTGCTATCGTCTTACTCGTGGCGATGATACGCCTGCCGACAATCATAGGATGGTTCTCATGAGTGATGAGGCGCGAAGGCTGCTGGAGCGGTTCGTATATCACAGCGAGGATTGCCGTGCGACCGTGACGAATATCGAATCTCGGTGTGATTGTGCACCATACGAAGAGGCGGAAGCCTTCCTAGCCCAGCCCATACCGGCAGCGCGGGAGGTGGTGCTGGCGGAGGCGCTGGAGGGCTTCAGGTTGGGGCCAGATGAGTCCCCCAATCATTTTGTAGGCTGTCGTGCATATTTTGAGAGTCACGGCGAATGTTCGCCTCAATGCAAAAAGGCTTGGGACGCCCTATCCGACACCTCTCTGGCTGCTGCGGCGCTGCTGGCCCAAGGGGAGAGGCTGCGGCGATTCACCCAAGCGGTTGAGCAGCATGATTGGCTTGCCCTGATAGACATTGCAGGGTTGGCGAACGCTGGGGAAGACGGTCTCCTCGTGAACTATGAGGTTGAGGGGGATTACGAAGGCGACGCCCGCTACGTTTGGCCCAAGAGGCTGGATCTACTCGTAGCTGCTGCCCGTGCTGCCCTAGCCCCAGGGGAGGAGAAGGAATGAATAACCCACTCGAAAGATACGGTTTTCGGGATGAACTCGGCCATCCGCTGGAGAACTGCGTTGACTATATCGCCATCCTGGAGGGACTGCAAGTGGCCCTGCAACCTCGCTGTGACAACCGGAAGTGTGGGTCATGTGACGAGCTACACGAAGGCCATTGGGCAACGGGCAAAGGCGCACAACCTTCTACGAGGGAGTTAGAGGCCGCCACCGCTGCCCTTGGGGAGAGCCCATCACATGATAGCTAGGTCTTACCCCATCCCGCCTGACTTTCCTCCTACGCTTTGGTGGGGAGAGCCGCCGGTAGGGTCATGGCGGCTGTTCAATATATGGGCGACGATGCGTGGGAACGAGTGCTGGTTCTTTGGGCACGACTTAGACGACGAGGGCTACTGCCGATATTGCGGTGAACACGAGATAAATGTGGTAGACATTGGAATGTGAGAACCCGCGTGACTGAGCCCCGCCAATTGACTAACCGCTAATTCTTCGCTACACTTCCCTCCAGGGTCTACTATGCTGTTTGCTTTGGTGATCCTGGGTATCTATATGGGCTGGGTAGAAGCGGTGTATGGCAAGCGCCCTGAGCCACGGGGCAGAGGGTTGAGTGATGGTGCTGAGGACGACGGGGGCTCTCGTATTGGTGAACGCCCGCCCCTGCCCGAAGCGAGAATAGGGCACGATTCCTCGGCATCGTCACTGAGTTCTTTGCCCCCCATCCCCGAATTCTACCTGCGCCCCGAACTCATCCCCGTCAAGGGCGACGGCCTGCCCGCGGTGGCTGAGGCGGAGCGAGTAGTCAGGAGTAGGCGATGAGCAAGAGCACGGCCCCGACACTATCTTCGGCGGCTGATCAACCCCTACCGCTTTTCATTCACCGTGAGCAGCCCTATTGCTGTCCCGTTTGTGAGGGGCGTGGTTCTGTCCATGCAGGATTCTACACAGGTGGGGTATCGAGTGACACCTCGCCCGTCCAGTGTCGCGTCTGTAGTGGGAAGGGAGTCATTTGGCGGTGACTTTTCTCTGCGCCCCTGGGGGTAAGCCGTGAGGGCCGTAGTGATAGCAGTGCTCATTCTCACCCTCAGTCTGACGGTCGTTTGGGCCAAGCCCTCGCCGGAGCCGTTCACCGTCACAGAGCGATTCCATGACGTGAACCTAAACGGCTGTGTAGGCGAGGATGATCGGCTTAGGTGGAAGCTATCAGGAACTCTAGCCGCTGGGGAGACGGTCACGTACACGCCCCAGGCTCCCATCTGTGACGGGTCGGGCCGTGGCTTGGCCGCGTTCGTATTCTGGGCCAAGCGCGGCGGCAAGAACGCGGGGCCTGTCAGCCAGACCTTGACCTGGGGTGACAACACCTATGAGGGCGTGGCGATATGTCAGAAGTTGCCCCGCCTTGACGGTGAGCAGTTCCCGACGCTGACGTTCACAAACGAAGGAAGCAGGCGGGTTTGGAAGATTGGAGGTTGGGGTGAGATTGTAAACCGCTCTAGCCTTCAGTTCGTGGCGGGGTGCCCGTGAAGGAGCAGATAATTGACGCCATCGCCGCCACGCCCGAAGAGGAAGGACGATGAGCCTACAATGCTGGCTATCTGGACACTGTTTCTGTCTTAGCAATGGCGATAAATTCATTTGCTGTCATTGTGGAAGAGTGGTGCCATGACGAAATGTGAGGAGGCGCTGAGCGCCCTGAACGGGGAGGAGGAGGAGGAGGAATGATTTTGCTCGGTGACAAGAAAGAGATGATCTTCCTCTTCTCTGATGGTCGCGGCGCTCGCATCCGACACAGCCTTGTCTGCTTTGGCCGGAAGCGCCACTACCGCAAAGACGGTGGCTGTAAGCATACTGAGGCCGTACTGTTGAAGATGCGCCCGTGGCATAGGGCGCGAGTTGACCTTAGTCTGTTTGGGGTAGAGCCGTACTTCCGCGACGATGCGGTGATGGTGCTGTGACCTGGCTCAGTTTCTGCCGTCGCCGCCCTGGGCCATCATGGAAAACCGGCTACGGCACAGGCGACCGCACTTTAGCGCAGATTGAGGGCGTGGTAGATCACAGTGCAGAAGGGCCTCTGTCTGCGGCGATGGGAGTGTTGGATGGGCCTGAAAACTCCTCGTGGACGTTCTTCCTCCCTAAGTGGAGCGAGCCTTTACAGCACTACGAATTGACGAAGATACCCTGGCACGCTGGCATCATGGGCGACCGGCGGCAGGACACCTCGTTGATCGGCAACCTGACGTTGATAGGCAAGGAGCACGAGGGCGTAGCGGGCGAGCCGTGGACAGAGAATCAGCTACACTGGAGCGCCAAGATAGACGTTGTTTGTCGTGCGCTTTGCCCGTCGTTTGGGGCCAATCCCCCGACTCTTCGGCTGAATATGTGGGAGCACAACTGGCTCTCGGCCACTAGCTGCCCTTCGGGGCGTAACCCCTGGAACGCAAAGTTCCGGCTAATCAACGAATTGGAGGACAATATGAACGACGAAGAGTTTAACCGCCGGTTCCTGAAGGCCGTTGAGACAATGGGCTTCAAGCAGATGGACGACGGCGGCAACGAGGTTGGCCCCAAGAGGACGGTGACCAACTGGATATGGCGGCTCAGGGAACTCATCAAGGCGCCGGGTGGTGACTACACGGATGAGGACGCGGTTCAGGCCATAAGGGATAAATTGGGAAACTGATGGGGAGATCGTGGCCGCTGCCATCGCGCTTAGCGTTGCTGCCATTTTCGGCGTGGGGCTGTGGCTCATCATAGAAGCTGATCGGGAAGCAACAAGACAGCGTAATGAGCGAGAGAAACGGAGGCGACGATGAAGACTAAGTGTGACAAGTGTGGGTGGGGATTCGCCGTGAAATATGGCTGGGATAATCAGTGTCGTTGTCTGCGAGAGGCGCGTTTGTGTAAGTGTCACGCTGATTGTGAGGAGAAGAAATGAAGGAGATACTGATAGACCTGTTCCGGCGCTACACCAGCCGGAAGTTCATGGCGGCGTTTGGTGGTTTCGTCCTCATCATGTTTGACGGGCTGGAGGTCGCTGAGTTTAGCGCTGAGGTGCTGACGATTGCTGCGAGCGGCTTGGCTCTCTACATAGGTGCTGAGGCGACAGGCGACGCCATCACCCGCTATAAGGGTAAGTAGGTGCCGGGTAAGCCGTTAGGAGAGCGTGTAGCGACGCTGGAGGCGTACTACGTCGAGGTCAACGACAGCTTGAAGGAAATCAAGGGCCACCTGAAGGCGCAGAACGGGCAGGTGGCGGCACTGACTCGCTGGCAGCAGCGGATTATCGGTGCGGGGTTGCTGGCGGCGTTCATTGTGACCGTGGCGGCGGCGACGTTGGCAGTGAGGGTGATGTGAGAGACACGATCTACACCCCAGGCATGGTCAGGAACCTCCTCGCGGGCCACCAGCGTAGGGCGCAGGGAGCGCGTCAGCGCCCACCAGAGGACAGGTTGGGCACTCAGGCCGCACCGTTGTTAGAGGCGCCGTGGGCGTCCTCTAGCTGTGTCTGGTCGGACATAGAGCAGGCGATGAAGTTGCTGCCATTTCGTGATAGAGAGATAGTATTCATGACGCTGTGTTTGGGGGGCGGGAGTTGGCGGAACGGGATGAAGCCGTACAACTGGCGGGAGAAAGTGGGGGACTATTGGGGGATCACCGGCGGGGACGTGAACAAGGTGGTGAGCGAGTCGATAGAGGCGATGTGTGACTGGCTCAACGTGGACACTGTAAACGAAGTGTCGCGGGGTATACATAGGGCTGGTGGCGGGCCGGACGCGAGTGAGGTTGACAACGTTCCCGTTTGACGGCTCCCGTGAGTGTGTGCTAGGATCAGAGTAGATTGGGCGTCCTGTGTGGGGCGCTCTATTTGTTTGGTTCGCGGGCTTTGACTTCATTGACAAGCGACTCCAGTTTCAATCGCATTTTGCGGGCTTCAGGGTTGATGTGCTCGAACACTTCCCGTCCGCAATCGTACTGATCAACCCAGTTGTAGTAACCGTGATAGAGCCTGCGAGCCCGAAACTTAACAAGGGCGAGCGGCAGTTTCACTTCCTTGCCTCCTTAATAGCAGCGGCGCCCCGCAGTTTAGCGTTGTAGATGATGTCGTTGGCCTCTGCGAGACTACGTGGGTTTGCAGGCATCGAGCCCAGCGCCTCTAGGAGCTTGGCGTTGACGGCGAAGAGGTTGTCAATGGTGGCCGCGAACCTATCAATGATGTCTCCATCGGCGATGGCTGTGTCTTTCCAGTGCTGATACTCTTGCGGTGTTAGGGGCTGTTCCATTGTCCCTTCCTTTCAGGGCTAGGATTCTTGATGGTTTTGGCAGGGGGTATGGGCCAACAAGCCGTTTGTGGGCTTGCATTGCTCCACTTGGCAGCCCCAGATGATTGAGCAAATAGGGCATCTGTGAACGTGATGGCGGGCAATCTTGTCCGCTAATTCCTGGATGTCTGGCGGTAGAGGCTTCATGTTCTCCCTTCCTATGATGAAATGGGCTAGGACTTGTTCGCGGCCTCAATGGCGGCGCGGGCCTCATCGTATGCGCTAAACCAGAAGGTGCCTTCCGTTTCCGGCGACGTTCCCTCTAGGTTCACGGCTATAGCAGAGGCGCAATGCTCCAGCGCCGACAGCAGCGCCGGTGCGGCAGCGTGCAAGGGGCAGAGCTGAATCGCCTTGACGTTCAACTTGCGATCCCAGAGGGGGTTGCAATCGTCGCAGGTTCGGCGCTTTGTCATATCGTCTCCTCTCATGATGAAATGCTAGGATTCTATGCCGCAGACTGCTAGGAATCGCCCACGGTCGAAGCCGTTTCTAGGGTGGTGTTTCGCACAGGGACAACGTGAAAGACATACCTTCTCTATTCCTACAGGTTGATTACAGCATATATTGGGATTGTCGGCGGCGAAGAGGTCGGCGAAGTCCTGGGCCGTTGACTCTAAGGCCAGACGTGCCTCGTAGGAGTGGTAATACTGATAGCGCAGTCGGAGGATGCGGGCCACGTCCTCGTAATGCTTCTCTTGGTAGTTCTGTGTCATTGATTCCCTTCCTTTCTGCTAATCCATACAACGGGGGCAATTTACTCTGATAGCGACTGGCTGCTGGCGGGCAGGGTCGCCGTACTCAGTGGCAGGTACGCTTCCTCTCCCTCCGCACATCCCGCATGGTAAATGCGCTTTGGCGGCAGTGCATTTGTAGCAGTAGTTTCGTATGTCATTGTTCCAGGCGCGGCAGGCGCGACATGTCCACATACCCTCTGGCATCGGCGGCCTATTTGTTGTCATGATTCCCTCCATGATGAAATGCTAGGACTCCAGCCCGCAGGCTGCTAGGAATTGCTCACGGTCGAAGCCACCCTCGAAATGATGCCTCATGTATGGGGAGCGGCAGGCTGAGCTTACCCCTGGAGACTTGTTACAGTGGATGCAGCCTGGGGGATTGTCGGCGGCGAAGAGGTCAGCGAAGGCTTTTGCCAGAACCGTAGATGCAGCATTTGACCACGCCCACCGTGTTTGTGACGTTCGGTGCGTATTGAGGATGCCTGCCACGTCCTCGTAATGCTTCTCCTGGTATCTGGTTTTCATGCGTCCCCCTTCGCGGCCTTGATGGCGGCGCGAGCCTGGTCCATAATGCTGTTCATTTTGTTGATGTCGCAATCGCCGAGAACCCATAGCCGCAACCCCTCCAGCGCCTCCAACAGCTCCGGTGCGGCGGCGGGGTACATGCCAAAGTCTCCGTCTGTGAGCCACTGGATACCGTCGTTTAGTTCCGTGATATACCATTTCGGCCCAGGTGTGTGTTCCATATCGTCTCCTCTCATGGCTTGGACTCGTTGCGGTTCTTCTTCAGGCTTCTCATGTAAGCCCGATCCCGTTGTAATTCAGGATAAAATAGACCCATGAACGCTTCCAGCTCCATATCCTTCTGGTGCTCTGCGTTAGGTTGGGCGTCTATCAGAGTTCTCGCCGCTCTGACACGTTCGCGGATGTCATTGGGCGGGAGGCCCGATTCACCTTGGTGACGTGGCTTATCTCGCTTCATTTCAATGCTTCCTTTCTCTGTCCGACCCATCATGTGATGGAGGCTGGAGGGACTAACGGTCGCTAATGGTGAATGTGCGGGTCTTCGGCTCCGGGCCGAGTATGGCCTCCAAACACAGGTCACACAGGTCACGCTTAACGCCAAAGCGGGAATTGCACAGGCATTCGAAGAACTTGCCACACTCTACGCAATCATGTCCGTGTCGGTCTACCATCGTGTCTTCCCTCCTAACTACTACCATGACTACTAGGCTCGTTTTGTCGCGGCCTATCCCAATTACGGGACTGACAGTTAGGACAGGCTACTGGTTTGGTGCGGTCTTGCTGCTCGAACCGTGTCGGTCTGGGCGTCCAGGTGTAGTTACAGACTTGGCAGGTGTAGGTAGTGGGTTGTGTCATCGATAGCCGTCCTTCCAGCAGCCGAAGCACAGGTTAGTCTTGTCTAGGTCAGTGCGCTTGCAGCCACAGTTACGACAGATTCCAGAATGTTCATATATGTAGGTCATGCGTCCCCCTTCGCGGCCTTGATGGCGGCGTGGGCTAAGTCTTCTCGGTGCTGAGATGTCTGCCAGTGTAGCAGGCAGCCTTCGCCTTTGTAAGTATCTGGCCCTCGTGGGTCGCCACTCTCATCGGTGCAAGAGCCATCGTGCTCCCCGTGCCGCACCATTTGTTCCAGCGCCTCCAACAGCTCCGGTGCGGCGGCGTGCAAGGGGCAGAGCACGATGTCTATTCTAGTCTCGACGGCGACGTCCGAGCGCTCAAAGGATTCCTTGTCTTGCTCTAGTTCTTCTTGTGAGGGAATATGCTCGGCGGCATGACAAGTGCAGGCTGTGTGTTCCATATCGTCTCCTCTCATGATGAAATGGGAGTTACTTTCGTGCAGTCGGCCAACGATAGGCGTTCCATTGGAATCTACTGATGTCATCGGGTGGGTGCGCTCGATCACAGGCTTTGCACTCATGGGGTTCATCGGTGAGGTACGCCAGAAGCATACTAATAGGGCAGTGTGCCCAGACTGGGTGGATGCCTCCTGACGTCTGCCATACATAGCGCAGCGTGTCAATGACTTTCTTATCTGGCTGTATCATCTAGCGGCCGTGCTTGCAGCGTAGGCAGTAGGGTGATCCACGCGATGCGTCATTCCTACAAGGGCTTGGCCCGCTGGTAGTTTGGAATACTGTCTTGCAGGGTCGCCCCGTCGTGTACGAAATCTTTGCCATCGTGTCTTCCCTCCTAACTACTACCATGACTACAACAACATTAGCACTACTCCTAACACTAGTCAAGCATTCGTTCCTATCTGAACTGATAGAATGTAGTTAACTTTAGCCTAAGTGATATAGAGGGTACCAATGCCAGATGGAACACCGTACACCCCAGAGATGAAGGCCCAAGCTCTAGTGCTCGTCAGAGACGGCATGAGCCACGCCAGGGTGGCCCAAGAACTCGCTTTGAAGTACCCTGAACGCTCACCGGCGGCGCGCTCTATCGACATCTGGTGCGCCCAGGACGCCGATCTCGCGGGGCTTGCGCAGGAAAGAATGCGCGACCTATGGGCGGACCAGATAGCGCTCAACGACTTGCTGTTTGAACGCGCTCAGTCTGAGGCGCCTCATCTGAAGGGATCAGCAGCAGTTATTGGTGCCGCCGTGGGCATGGATAAGGAGATCAGAATCATCGAGGCCCTGACAGGCCCTAAGATGCCTCTCAACGCTCAGCACATCACGATCAACTTCATCTCTAAGGAACGCCCCATTATAGAGGGGGAAGTCGTTGAATAGCTGGCATCAGCTCCTACTTTGGCAGATGGGCCACGGCAAGTACCTTCGTCTAGGCGCACGCCCGGTTAATGAGAACGACTGGCTCCTACTCTGGGGCCTGATTCAGCAGATGGAGCAAGTGAGGGTGGAGACGTGAGATATGGGGTTGGTTTCTACCGATATGGTATGTGGTTTGGCTTCGGCCAAGTGCGTTTTCGTCGCTGGGTTGTGGATATATGCTTGTTCAAGCGGGCTGACGGCTATAATAAGCTCTGGCTTACACTGAGCCTGCACGGGTGCGGTGTGTCCTATGTGGGAGAGGGTTAACAGCCCTAGATGGAGGTGAAGACATGAGTGAAACGATAACCCCGACAGAAGAGCGTGTGAGGCTGCGAATTGCTCCCGCATCCCGTAGTGGAGCGGCTGTTAGGGATATATTGAAACGCTGGCTTGAACGGTCGGCTCGAAGGCAAGGTAGGCACATCAATGAGCCAAGTTTATCCCTTAGCCAAGAGTATGACCCAGCATCGAGACAGTGCTTTCTTTATGCGCGGGCCGACAGCTTTCCCGATACCCTGCCTGATTGGTTGAGAACGGCAGTCCCACAGGTGAGGGTGAAGACATGAACCTGCATGACAAGCTGCCCTGTGACCATGTGTGGGTAGAGGTAGCGCCGTCAACCTGTGACTGTCTGTTCCATTCCACCTACGCGCAGGCTACTCACGTCTGCTCTAGGTGTGGCGACCTGAGGTATGGGGCAGGTGTTGTGGTTATGCCCAATGCGGTAGAGGGTTAACTCACCCACGCCCACAGACACCAAAAGGCCCGGCTAGGCTGGGGCTAGCCAGATAGAGCTAAGGCCAGCCCAGCCATAGACACGGCCTATAGCATCTGTGACGTAAAGAACTAAGTGCCTGTAGACCCTATCTGTAGAGCCTTACATAATAGATATAGTGTGAACCCATAGGTAGGGAATGGATAGGGCAGGTGAGTGCTCCGGCGCTTAATTAAGGGGGTCTCGTCTATACCGCGACGGGTTCCCGATTGGCGCTTCTCAGTTAACCATCTAGGCTTCTACCCGTACATTTTAGGAAGGTAAAAAGTGTCAGAGAATAACATCACCTACGCTATGGCCCAGAAGGTCAAAGGTTCCTGTACTAAGGGCCACAAGTGGGAGTACAACCCCATGAAGATAGGCGACATTCAGCCCACTCTCCAGATAGCGAACGGGAAGACGTGGTGCCTTGTGTGCATTGAGGAAGCGATGGTGTGGTTAGCGATTGGCGAGGTTGAATGAAACCTCCTGTCTGCAAGCTATGTAAAAAGGCTCACTGGACATACGAGGAGCACGCGGCTATAGAGCCGTCTGTTCCTGGCTACGTGAAGGAGATGGCGGTGGGTGCGATGGGCGTCCACCAGGGGCCTCCGACTCAGTTAGGGGGGCTTCCGATTAAACGTACGGAACCAATAAGCGTACGGAATAACCGTACAGACGAACCGATTAAACGTACGCGGGGACGGCCCAAGAAGTGGAGTTCGGAAGCTGAGAGGCTACGGGCCTACAGGGAAAGGAGCAGGGGATGAAGCGAATATGGGTTGGCGAATTGCGTTGGCACGCTCGCATCCGTGAGTGTTGGCGGAGTCTAAAGTGTGCGCTGATGGCCCTCCGTGGATGGGAAAGCGGATGGTTAGATGAGACAGAGGACTAACTGGAAGCGTTCCATCACGAAATGAAGGAGCCCCCACTTCTCAGGGTGGAGTGGGTGGACTCCGATCTCTGGTCGGGCTGGCAGGACGCTGAAGATGTTCAGGCGGCATCGGAATCCATAATCACTGTCGGGTTCAGAGTGAAAGAGGAGGACGGATTCTTGTACTTAGCCAACTCATGGAACCCAAATCCTAGAAGGCTAGCGTGGGCAGGGGTAACAGCGATACCTCTGCGGGCGATCGTGAAGAAGAGACGCATTGGTCACTGAAACCCTCAACATTGAACTGATGCGGGGGACACAGGAGGACTTCGTGCGTTCTGAGGCGAAGCATCCCGCCTTTTTGGGCGGCAGAGGTAGCTCCAAGACATACTCCCTCGTGGCGAAGGCGTTTGAGAAGGCCCAGTCTAACCCAGGCATACGGGGATGTCTGACGCAGCCCACGTTCGACATGATTCGGCGAAACTTCGTCCCAGTTTGGGAGCAACAGTGGGGGGCTATCAAGGGGAGGGACGGGATATGGGAGTTCCGGCTGTACCAACAGGGATGCCCACAGGAGATCGCGTTCAAGAACGGTTCCTTGATTGACTTGAGGCCAGCCGATGACCCGCAGAAGTTTCACGGCGCGACCTATGGGTTCTTTGGCATGGATGAGATAGCGATAGGAAGCCAGCTACACGTCTTCTTGGCGCTGATGCCGACTCTTAGACAGCAGGACAGCGACGGCAACCATTACCCATTTCAAGGGTTCGTCACCTCCACCCCGTCTGGGCATCAACCTTGGCTAAGACAGATATGGATGGAGCACGTCAACCCGTTCACAGAAACATCTTTGACGGCGGCGAACTACCCGATATTTCGCGCCAAGACAAAAGACAACTGGCACCTCTCAAAAGAGGAGCTTGAGAACTGGATGGAGATGTACGCTGACACCCGCTTCCGCGCTGAACAGCTCGAAGGGGAGTTTACAGCGTTGGAAGGGATGGCGTTCGAGGAGTTCGGCGACATTCACATAAGGGAGATGCCGGAAGACACCGTAATCGTGAGGAAAGTCAACGGTCTGGACTTCGGCGGCTCTAGCCCGACTTCCATGCACGAACTCTGTTTAGACCAGTCCGACCGCGTGTGGGTGACGAGAGAGTTCTACAAAAGGGGGGCTGACGACTACGATTGGGTCAGAAAGTGCGAGGAGTGGGGGTCTTACGAGATCAGGTGCGACCCCTCGCGGTCTGAAAGTGAACTAGAGCATCTGCGTAACATGTACGGCCTGCACGGCCTGAAACGGGCAGCACCCCACGCCAAGGGGTTTGAAGACCGTATCCGGCTGTGGCGGAACCGGCTAAAAGTAAGAAGCGTGGGCCTGGAGCGTGGGGAGCCGCGCATCTTTATCTCCCCCGACTGTCTCAATATGATCTCCGAAATGCGGAACTTGGCTTATAGGGAGCCTCGCCCCGGCGAAATGGTATTGGGAAAGTGGGCTCCTGGCTGTAGCGACCACGCCTACGACGATGGAGCCTACGGAATGTCCGCGTTCGACCGCGCTGGCGCTGACTACTCCTACCGCCCCCAAATAGTGGAATCGGGCTGGAACTAATGCTAACTCCGAAAGAGATCAACGAGCTTGCCACTCATCAAGAGAAGACATTCTCCAAACAAAGAGATAACGACATTCTCGACAAGGACATCATTCGGCAGAAGCACATCATCGATGCTCAGAAGGACAAGAAGCTTCAGGTCAGGCCCGTGGGCACGGGCTACGGGAAGCTCGTCACGGCCCAGAACAGGTCTTACCTGTCCGCTGCCCCTTTTATCGCCTACACCGCCCCCAGGGACACCCTGAAGGCGTATGCCGAGGAGTTGGAGGCCGCGACCCAGGAGATTTGGAACCTCTCAGGGACGTGGTTGGCGTGGCTGAGGGCTATCCGAGATGTTGTCGATGTTGGGCGGGGATGGTTGCTGATTCACCATCTCCCCAAGCTCTGGAAAGGGCCTGAGTGGGAACAGGGCGACACACCCGACAGGGAGTACGCCGACAGGCTGACCGAACTGAAGTTGGAGAACTTCCCGGTAATTGGGCAAAAAATTGATGTCCGAGATTGCTGGCCCACCTTCACCCTCAAAAGAGAGCTAGACCAGGTGGTGGAGATACGGACGATGACTGCTAGGCAGCTTGAGGAAGCCTACAATTCGCGATTTGGTTTGGAGAAGGACACCGAAAAAGTTAAGGTCATCGTCTACGCTGACAAAACTCACATGAGAACCGTGATCGCCAAGCACGGTGGGGTTACGGGATTTGGGTTTATGGCGATCCCCGCCCAGGACGCGATAGAGCCGTGGGAACACGGGATGAAAATGAACCCCTACGTTCTCATGGAGGCCCCGCCCTTGTCGGAGAACGATGAGGGGATTGTGTGGGAAGGGTCGGTGGCGGCGCTCAGGCACCTCATCCCTGAGATGGACGGTGCCCTCACTGATATACGCCACAGCGGCAGAAAGTCGGCCCGCGCCCAGCGGGTGTTCGAGCTAGATTTAGAGGCGCGTCGCCAGGACAGCACCGATAAGTCAAATGCCGATCTCATCCCCATCACACCAGACGGCGAGATCGTAATGGGGCTCAATGAAAAGGTCTATCTTCTGGGCGCAGCGCAGGCCAACCCCGACAATACGGGATTCCTGGCGATTGCCCGCTCCTTTACGCAGGAGAACGCTATCCGGCCCTCCCTCTTGGGGCTTTCGGAGAACGCCAGCGAGTCAGGGGTTGAGTTCAACACCAAGTCGCAGATAGCCCAGAACGACTTTGGCCCCGCGATAGACTTCCTCTCCGAAGCGGCCAAAAGTGTTGCTCGGCACTTCATCGCCTCTCTCATTTCATTCTCCGAGACGTTCAAGGACATCGGGCTGACGGACTCAATCCCGCTTTCCTTCGTCAACTCAAAGGGGATTTCTAAGAAGACCAACCTTGTTGCTTCCGACCTGAAGGGATGGGACAAAAGGCTACAGGCGAAGATAAAGGCGCAAATTCCCATCAACCAGAACCAGATGATCGTCACTGCTCGATTAGCGAGCGACCCCGTGAACGGAATTATGTCCTTGGAGACCGCGATGGAACTCTACACCCCCATCGCCAACCCTCTAGAGGAGATGCGTAAGCGCGACCTGGACAAGATTCGGGCCGCATTGGTGCAGCAGAGGGTAGAGGCCGCGTCACAGGTCGCCTTCCAGATCGCGGCCACACCCGCCAATTCCGACATTCTCGCCCAGGACTTCGCCGCCCTTCCGGAGACCGTGAAACAAGGCATCCAGATGGCGGCGCAGGTGCAGGGGCAGACCGTCCCCGAAGCCAGGGGCGAGGCGAATCGGGCCAGAGAGGGCATGGTGCAAGTCAGTGGCAGATGAGATAGATGACTTGGTTCGGAAACAAAACCTTATCTCCTCTGTGGAGTTGGCATGGGAACAGAGCGGCATCCTGACGCTGGATGAGGCATATAAACGCTACTTGATAGGAGGGAGGGAGCCGAAATTACTAAGGATGCTCCGTGCCCTTTGGAGGGTTAAGGATGCCTGACGATTTCGGCACCCCAGAAGCCAACGACGCGACCTCCATACACGAAAAGACCGTCGTGGAAGCGGGGCAGTACGCCGCTGAGCTGGACAAAGCCGTCAGGGAAGACATACTCAACCGTTCTTTGGGGAGCGTGAAGGTCTCGCCCGAACAGCGACGGGAAGAATACGCCTTGATGAGAGAGAACCCTGAGCACTTGGCCCAGTTCTTTACCGACCAGAAAGCTACCGTGGAGCAGATGGTTAAGTATGCGAAAGAGATGGAGTCAAAGCGGTAATGGTAGTCCTTGGCTCTTTCGAGACCCCCGATGTGAGGCTGATGCGGCTTCGTACTCAGCTCGGCTCCACGACTCAGAGCATGGAGGATACCGTTGCCGACGCCATAGACCTGGAAGACCGAAGACGGGCGATGGAGGAGAGCCTGAGACTGTTTAGGGAGGTGGAGCAGCGGCAGCAGCCGCCAGCGTTCCAGCCCTTGCCACGGATTCCCGTAGAGGCGAGGCCCACGCCAGAGAGTACGGCAATTCGCAGGGGGCGAGTATTTCCCGACCCTGCCCTTAGTGGCACCGAAGTAGGAGATCGTCAACAACAAATAGCCTTTCGCTACGTAGAACTACTAGAGGAAACGCGGCGGAGTTTTCCGACTAGGACACCCCCAGGCACTACCGTTGAGAGCCTTGCTCTTGAGAGGCTAGAGGAGGAATTCGGCGAGGAGCTTCGCGCCGCCCAGCCCCAAGAAAGGAAGGGTCTGTTTGGGAAGCTGTTAAGCGCGGGCCTCAGAGGGACTGAGGCGTTGGTTCTCGGTCGCCCAGGGGCGGGTAAAGAAGCGCTGGAGGACATTGGCACAGGGATACAGTTCCTTGAGACAGAACCCACGGGTGGGATTCTTGGAGGCCCGTTCCGCCGCGATCCCCGTACAGGCAAGACTACGTTTGAGACGGGAGCGGAGATTAGCCGCCCCGTTGTGCAGGCCGCACAGCCCATCGTGGCCGAGCCGTTCGCGCAAGTGGAGGCGGCGGGAATCCCTGGGGTGTCTCCTGCCGCTGGCGGGGTTGCTACAGCTATCCAGAGCCAAATTGTCGAGGACATAGCGACTGAGATAATCAACCCCGCTGCTCTCGTCCTGATCGCCCCCGTTGCCCTACAGGCAGCGTCAGGGCTGCGAGGCGCTGCGGCAGCAGAGGTATTGATTTCCAACCTCTTGGCTACTGGTCTTGAACCCCAACTGGTGAGGGGTACGCTGCGAGGGCTGACTGTACTGAGCAGAAGAGGACTGGCGGGCGTAGCGGAACTTTCAAGGGCAGTTCGAGAGACGCCGATCATTCAGGATGCCATACGGGGTATTAGTGAGGTAGGTGAGGCTGGGGGAGGCCCATTACGTGGTGGGGGAGCGATTGAAAACATAGGTGATGCTACCCGTGTTTGGTGGGACAGCCTCTCTACGGCAGAGCGCAAGGCTGCCATAGAGCGTACTAGCGGTGGCCTTGCTCGCTTCGTTCCGAAGAAGCACGACAGGAGCTACATCCGCATTCTGAAATCTGGGCGGGGTAACATCAACATCGTTGACGATGCTTTTAATACGGCGGGCCGTCCTGGGTTTGACTTACAGGCGATACGGCGGCCTAGACCGCTGACGCCTGAAGAGGTAGCGTTTGGCCCGCAGGAGACGGCGGTTAGCGCACGAACCCCAGGAGAACTTCAGGAACTCGATGAGTTTGGGCGTGCCCGTTTTGCAGGCGAAGAGACAGCCCCTGGCCCATTACGTGGTGGGGAGGTAGGCGGAGGAAAATTGGAGGGGTTGGTTGACATTAAAGACTTCTTCGGGCGGCTCATTGACCCAATTCTACCCCAAGGGGGTATCCCAGGAGGCTTCAAGGCCCGTCCTAAAGGGATGAGGCCAGGGGCCAGAGTTACGGGTCTTAGCCAAGAAGGTGAACAGATTGAGGGTACGCTAATTCAAGTTGTAGGCGAGAAGGCCATCATTCGTGACGCTTCGGGAACCGTCCGGCCCGTGACTGCGCCGGAACTTGTTGAGGCGGCTGAGAGGATAGGAATAACCACTCGCCTGAAGGACATCGGGCGCGACTTCCGCTTCGGCCCCAGCTCAAGGACGGCTATTCCCTCTCTTGACCCGTCTGTCCAGAAGTTCGTCAAGGTACTCAGGACGGCTAAACCTACGCAGCGCACCCTGAAAGCAGAACGGGCAGAAGAACTAGGTAGGCGTGCAGCGAGGGGGCGTGTTCCGTTTGAGGCAGAGGCGAGGACGCCGGAAGAGGCGCTGAAGGGGCTTCGTACCGCACAGAGGGGTAAACTCCCTGAACCTCCTGAGTTCGAGGTAACGCTTATCCCTGGCGAGTTTCCTTCGGTAGAAGCTGCCAACCGAGCCCTAGCGACGGGCAAGATTAAAGGAAAGCCCATAACGGCAAAGCAGCGCGGCTTATTCGAGGCGATAGCTAGGGGTGACGTTGAGCCAACTGAACGGGTCACGGGGGTTGTCGCGGAGGCGTTCACCCAAGAAGAGGTGACCAATTTCATCAACATCGCCCGCTTCTCGCCCGCGCTTGACCGCGAACTCTTCACTAGGGGTAACATCATCGAGAGCCTGATAGGTTCTCTTGAGAAGAAGGGCATCCTATTCGGACGGCTACCGACTCCTGGGGAGCTGAAGAATCTAGAGCGTGTCTACGGCCCAGAGTTCGCCCGTGAGCTTCAGAAGCTCAGGCCGTTCGGGGAGCGGTTCTGGCGGCTGACGTTGGACGCCCTCAACATTCCGCGCTCTTTCCTTGCGGCGTTCGACCTCTCGTTCCCGTTCCGGCAGGGCGTGTTCGCGTTTGCGCGACACCCTAAGGAGTTCTTCGGGAACCTTCCCGCGATGCTCCGAGCCGCTAAGAACCCTGACTTTGCGGAACAGATGGTGGCTGCGATTAAGAACGACAGGACATTGATAGAGACCGCTGAGGGATTCCGCCCCCTTAACGAATTGATGGAAGAGTCTAAACTATTCTTGCCCGACATCTCAGGCACGGAAGCGTTTGAGGCACGGGCAGAGGAGTTCCTTTCAACTCTGGCTCATCGCATCCCTGGGGTTGGGTTTTCCGAGCGGGGATTCATCGCTTACGGCGACAAACTACGTGCGGACATCTTCCGTAATACTCTTCAGTCATGGGCGCGGCAGGCCAAGCCCGCGACCGCTGACGAGATTGCCGACCTGGGGATTCTGTTCAACGTCCTCACGGGCCGCGGGAATCTTCCGCCCGAACTTGCCAAGAGCCTTTCTTTTGGCTTCTTTGCGCCCCGCTTCGCGGCATCGAGGCCACAATTATTCTTAGCCGCGACGGTCAACAATCTTCCTGGGGCCAGGAGGGTGACGGGCACGGTTTTAGGTGTCCCTGGGCAGACAACCAGAGTGGCGCGGCTTGCCACACAGGAACTAGTGACATCGGTGGGCGCGGGGCTCACAATACTGGCTTTGGTTAAGATGTCGGGCGCGGGAGACGTGGAGCTGAATCCACTGTCCAGCGACTTCGGGAAGATTAAGATTGGCAAGACCCGCATCGACTTCTGGGGCGGTGCGCGGCCCTGGGCAACGGTCATCGCTCGGATGATAACGGGCAAGAGGAAAACAGCGACGGGCTTCGTCGTCCCGCAGAGTACGCTTGATACGCTAGTCGGGTTTGGTCGTAGCAAGCTTGCCCCGCCAGCGGCGCTACTTATTGACGTGTCGGTGGGGGAGACCGCTATCGGGGAAGAGGTTGGGACTGCGGGCGACATACTGAACCGAACCCTTCCCCTCGCCATACAGGACATCAAAGATGCGGTTGAACAGGAAGGGGCGACGATAGGCTTGTTGTCTACCGCTGCGTTTTTGGGTGTGGGTTTCCAGACCTACGAAACCCCAGGCGAAAAGAAGAAGAGAGCGTTTGAGGAGACCTTCCCCGACAGGACTTACCAGGCGACACCGGACGACAACCGGCTTGTCCGAGGGGCTATTGAAGAAGACAACAACAAAGCCGCGTTGGAGGATGCGTTCCAGCCTTCCCCTGAGCAGATGGAGACGGAGGAAGTGAGGATAGCGCAGGCGACTGAGTTGGGTCTATTTAGCCTAGCGCACGGCGTTGAAGCCCTGCGGGGGCTGAGCGCGGAGGCGATACTTACGGGAAACAACGACGCTGGCCTAGAGTTCGCTGACGTGTGGATAGACTATCTGGACAGAGTTTCGGGCGCGATATTTGAGGCTGTATTCGGCAAGGAGAAGAGAGGTAGCCCAGAGTATCTTGCATGGCGGGACATCAAGCTGAGACGTGATCCCACAACATTTGAGCCTCTTTGGGACGAGTTCTTTGCGGAGAAGGATGCTGCTTTTAAGAAACTCGACCCACGTTTGCAGCGGGCGCTTGATTTGGTGGACGCTCCTGGCGACGATCCCGTGTTACAGAGAGCGGTTGAGGACTTCGGCGCGGCGCGGAAGAAGAGGCGAGAACTGTTCGATATTCCTCGTTGGACAGGCATTGGAGCCACTGAGCAAAAGCAGATTGAGGACGTGCATGATTTGGTGGAGCGCAAGCGAACTCAGTTTGCCTTCCAGGGTCTCTCTGACGTTCCTGCCGAAGATATATACCGGCTAGTGGGGCAGGAGAATGGTATTGCAGGAGACGTACTGCAAATGGCGTTCCTTGTGCGCCCAGGCTCGACAGGGGCCAGCCAGCTACGCAATCCTAAGTATGATGAGACGCTTCTTACTTCAACTGAGGTCTTGTTGCCGTTCTTTCCCGATATGTTTAGGCGGCGTGAGATTCAGGCCCAACTCGGCGCGCCTCAAGAGAGTTCCCGCATCCCCGTGCCCACGACTACGCTGGAATCTTCCCGCATCCCCGTGCCAACAACCGAGATTCAATCTAGCCGTATCCCTGTGCCATGATGTGTAGAATTGCGTTCGGATCGCTGGGTTCGCCGTCTGTAGGCCAGTCAATGGATGAAACTATCAGCACCGCTAATCCAACGAGGATAGCGACAATCAGCAAGAAACCCAAGATGCCAACAACCCACTCTTGCCACTCGTATTTCATATCCTAGCCTTTCGAGTAATCCATTTTATCATGGCCCGTCAAGTCGGCGGGCTTTTTCTATTGGGGATGAACAATGCCACCACCTAGAAGAGGAAGACCACCAGGTGCGCCCACTGCTGGAGACGGTGGAGCTTCTGAAACGGGATGGCTTGATCCTAAGACGGGTCAGCCCCTTTCTGCTTCCGACCTAGTTGGGTATGCAATCGTCGCAAACGCCCAGGGGGTTCTGCACACCGTCGAAAGGGTGACAGACGTCAGTGGTCAGGAATTCTTCGAGTTTGCGATTGCTGATCCCAGCCTCTTAAAGGCTTTCGGTTTCTTAGACCCTAGAGCTGGTACTGTTGGCCCGGCTGGTCGGGCTCCCCCCACCTTTGCCTCCACACAGGCTGCCCAGACACAGCAAGAGGAGTTTCTCGCGGCGCAGGCCAAACTTAATCGGCAGGCCGACATTGAGGCCGCTGAGCTGCTGGCGGAACAACAGGCACAGGAAACTCGCCTCGGCACCCTTAGCACGTTAATCAGCGACTTCCTGGACGCCCAGTCTCAGGCGCGGAACACATTGGCGAACCTTCAGCCCGACCCATTCAGGTTCGCGGCGGTGGCTGGCGGAACCGCCCCGTTCGGCACTACTCCTCAGCAGGGGTTCCAGAAACAGCTACAGCAGTTCGCCTCCGCGCCCACGCCTACGGTAGACCCTAACGCCACCGCTGACGAACTACAGGCCACTATAGATGAACTCACGGGCGCCCAGCCGCCTGAAGCCCCAGGCGGGTTTGGCGCTGCGGGCGGGGCTAATATCCCTCTACCCCCTCCAGGGGAGTCTGTGGCTGTGCGGGTAGGGGAGAAGGGCGAGGAAGTGCTGGAAATCTCAGCCCAGGGGGTGAGGGTGATTCCTCTAGGTGGCAACTTCGCGCACGGCGGGACTATCGGCGACTTTGACTTCCAGAAGATCAAGTTCGACAAATCAACTCTGTTCCCCGCACTCACCACGTCGGGAATATTCAGTTCCCTGGGTTTCAGCAGGCTACCGAGAGTGAAGTTCGGGGAGCAGGGCAGGCTCAACCTAAGAGGAAAGAGGGGGGCGGGGGTGTTTGGGCGGTTGGGCATTGCGCCGAGTTTTGTTCAGAAAATCGGCAGTCCAGAGGTGTTCATTGTTGACCCCGAGACGGGCGAGCGAAGATTGCTGGGCACGGGCGCACTAAAGCAAGTCAACCCACGCGACATCGTAAGGGTGCCGGATATAGAAGCGTTTGGGCCGTTAGGGGCGACAAAGTTCACCGGCGCGGAGGCGAGGCGGGGTTTTGGAGAGATAGGCGAACGGCCTTCCGCGTTCACAGAGTTCTCTGCGCCGATTGTGGAACCGACAACGGGGGTGCTGTTGCCCGCGCCGTTCATGGTGGCGGAGCAGTTGAATCAATTAAGGGTGACGAACCCGACAAGGTTCAACCTTCTTCTGAGCGCCTATAAGGCGGCAGGTGTACCGCCGCAAGCCGTCATCGGTGCTCTTCAGTCGGGCCTGTCGTTCGGCGAGGAGCGCGGGGCGGTGGGCCTCCGTTAAACAATAATCCATCACGAAATGTTGGCCCCTGAAATGGGGCCTTTTGTATTGGAGGAACAACATGGCAGATGCAGAGACGCCGACCGAAGTTGAAGTCCCGACTCCGGCTGAGGTAGTGGAGACTCCGAAGACAGAGGCCGCACCTGAAGCGACCCCTGCCGAGGAGCCGAAGCCCGAAGCCGAGCCGACGGAGACCAAGCCGGAACCAGAGAAGCCGACCTGGGCTGACAAGACTGACCCCTACGACGTGTTGGAACTGGAAGAGTTCAAGCCCCATCTCGAACGCCGTGATCGGCGCATAGAGGAGGGAGTAAGAACTACCTACCAAGCCCAGCTCGAAGAGGCCACTGGTAACTGGAAAGCTACCGAGGCCCATAAGCAGCTCGCGGGCATTTACGGCAACATCCTCCAGAAATTGGAGGACGGTGACGCGGATACCGTGGGTAAGCTCGTGGGGCGGCTGGAGGAGGCGATTGAGCCATACTCCGAGTCCTACAAGAAGGGGCTCAAAACTGAGGGGTCGTCAGAGGCTGCACAGGAGCTATACGGGGCCGTGAGGGGCTCGCTTGACCCAAGAAGCCAGGACGAGCTTCAGGACTACGTTATCGCCAATCGTGGCACGGGCTGGGGAGACATCCTCAAGAAGCGCGACGAGATACGAGAAGGGAAAGTCAATAAGTCCTCATCGGACGAAATCACGTCCCTGAAGGCCACGATAGAAGACCTCAAGGCGAGAGGCCGTCCAGACGGGCCGGACACGACCCCAAAGGGTGGGGCTGACGGGCGTAGCGACGAAGAGCTACAGATGGACCCCAACACGCCCATCGAGACATTAATCGAAATTCAAGCCCGCCAAGAAGCGGGCTGATAGGAGAAAACAATGGTAGTAGGGCCAACGACTACAGGGTCTCTTACGGACGCCCTGCCGTCAATCCATTCTAGTGCCCGCATTGTCAAGGAGAACGCGGGCACATGGCGACGGACTTGTGACGTTCGCAAACAGCAACCGAATACCGGCCTAAACTGGCAGGAGTTCGCACTCAGCCAGATTGCAGGGCAGGACATCACAGAGTCCACGAACAACCAGAACTTCCAGCAGCTCCAGGGCACGCTGTTCCAAGTCGAGCCGACGATGAGCCAGATCATCCTCAAGATCACGGACAGGACGTTCCGAAAGCTCTCCTCAATCGTTATCGGCAAGTTCGGGAGCCTGTCTGGAAACGCGATGAACCGTAAGGACGACGAGGACTACCTCGCATTGTTCTCGACGTTTGCCACGACTGCATCGCCGGGAGCAGGGAACCCCCTGTCCTTCGGACATATCGCGGCAGCAAAGAGCAACATCACGTCCAACACGACAGAGCCCAGCTTGGCGGAAGTCTTTAGTGTCCTGCACGGATTTGGTATCAAAGATATTCAGGATGAAATTCTATCCGGTGTGGGTACTTACACCATCCCTATGGGCATAACGGCGGACGTGTTCAAACGGGGCTTCATGGGCACAGTGGCGGGCTCCAACGTCTTTGAGGACGGCAACATCACCATTGACTCCAGTTCAGATGGCAACCAAGCGACGCATTCCAGAGAGGGTGTTGTGGCGATTATTGGTCTGGACAGGAAGCCGGAGACCGACCGCGACCTTTACTTCGGTGGCGGGGCGGATGTGATCTCCCTAGTCAGCGAAAAGGCATTTGCGGAACGTAAGAGCGGCACGACTCAGGTGTGGGCCTACCTTCACAAGAGCGACCTCACCGCTCCGACCTCGTAATCGAATATCGCGTACAACCCAGTTTATTTTCCATAGCGGAGCAACCGCTGGAAAGGAACAGTAATGGCTATCCAAGACGCCTTTGGGAAAATCGGATTCTTCGAGGACTTCCAGGGGCTAACGGACGATGACAACATAACTCTTACGAGTGGCACTCCAGTACGTTGGAAGGACGTGTTGATGGTTCCCATCAGTGGGAACGTAGACCAGAACGTGGTGGTGGACGAGGGTGGCGGTGTTATCAGCTTCTCCGGTGCAACGCAGGCTGCGGACGGCATTGCGCTAATCTCTGCACCTATGCAGCCTTCGGGCAACGGCACCATCGTCGTAGTGGGTCGGTGGAAGTCGCTCCTGGTCACGGACTATCGTGTCTTCTTCGGTTGGCAGGAGACCTGTGACCGTGATGAGACGGTCAACCCGTTCACCCTGAACGGCACGTCTCTGACGGACAACGACGGTGGGCAGGTAGTGGGCTTCTACTTCGACTCTCAAGCCACCGCGACTGGTATGCGCTTCATGTCGTCCTCGGACGGCACGGCGGACACTACTGCGGCAGTCACCTCTCGTACAGGGGCTACCACGTTGGGTAGCCTCGGCATTCTCGCCGGTGAGACGTTGGCGGCTGACTCATGGATAGTTGCCCGTGTCGAGATCGACCCTAGCGGGACGGCGCGGGGCTACCTCGGCGCAGCGGGGTCAGCGAATCAGACCGGCCTGACGCTCGTGGCCACCCTCGCGGCGGGAACGTTGGACGCCGACGCACTCTATCACCCGCACATGCACCTCGCAGAGCAGTCCACAGGCGACCCGACGCACGAGGTAGACTACTTCGGCGCGACCGGCAGCAGAGATTGGACTGCCTAGAGGTGACTAAGGAGAAGCGCGTGATTTAGTCGGCTTCTAGGGGCTGTGCCGCTAAACAGCCCCGACAATCCCCTTTCAAGTGCCGACTTTCGGCAAGGAGGATGAAATGGCAAGACGCGAACCATCAAGTATACACAGGGGCTTTTTCTATAACTGGGGCAGGAAGAAGCCGACCCAGGCCGCAGGCCAGGCCCGTCTGCAAATCTACAAAGACGGGCTTCAAATCATGTCGTTTGACGACGACGGGACGGACACCTCCGGCGACTCCAACGGCCCCCAGACCAAGATCAACCAGTCAGTAACGACTACGGGGGATGTGACTGGGCTTCTGACTAGCCCGCGTGTCGCGTCCAGCGTGGACGCTGCCAGCGTCACCGCCTTTAAGGCAGAACCGATGATGAAGGGGACTAACTCATTATCTGGTGACTACCGCGCCATTGAGATCAACTTGGACGACAGTGGCACCAACACCATCGCTGGCGACGCAGTAGCGATCCGTATCTTCTCGCAGCTCAACGTTAATCCAAGCGGTGACTTCGCTGTAATGGAGGTTGAGCCACAGGGTGACACTGGGACGTGGGACTACTTCGTAAAGCTTCCCAATGACTCCTCTATCGCCTGGACAGACGCGACCACCACCGGAGAGTCGGGGAGCATCAAGGTCAAGGTCGGCTCCGCTACCCGCTACGTCAAGCTTTGGACTCAGGTTCCAGCATAGGAGGAGACATGGAAAGAACAGACGTTAGAAACCGAATCAAGGTTCCCAGCGGCCTACGGCTGAAGGGGATTATCTCGAAAGAGGCCCCTGAAATCGTCCAGGTCGTCTGCCTAGAGGATTGCGAGATTGACGCTATTGACTTCGAGGAGGACTACAAATACTACATGACCCCTCCCGAAGCGGAGACTCTAATCCAGACAGGCAAGTTCCATGCTTGGAACATAGGACGATGGCGGATACCAGGGAAAAACAGAAACTCCAAGCTCGCTTAGGTGATCTCAAAAAGTCCCGCCAGGATCACGCTGACAACGCTGACGCCCAGAATGTCCAGGTCTATCTCCACGAGGGCGCTATACAGGAGTGCGAAACGTGGTTGGCGGCTCTGGATGTTGACGAGGTTAAGCCTACCAGCAGCGTCCTCATAGTCACCTGTACGCTCGGCCAAGTGCGTATGGAGTGGGCGTTATCGGTAATCGGTCAGACGTTACCTTTGTGGAGGACGTTCAAGCGTAACGTCATCATCGGTGAAACGACTGTTGACGCCCGAAACAAGGGGGTGAAACAGGCCCAGGAGGAGGGGTTTGACTACCTCTTCTTCTGGGACGATGACGTTGTTCCTCACGATAGGTTAGCGGTGCAGCACTTACTGGCCATCATTGACGCCGATGACAGCATCGATCTCGTGGGTGGGATTTATCCCCGCAAGGTCACAATGGAGCCTATCGTGGCTAAGGACAACGAGGAAAAGACTGGCGTTTGGTGGGGCTGGCGGGACGGACACGCCGAACAGGTCTACATGACTGGCACGGGGTTTTTAATTATCCGCATTGCGAGCTTGGCGAAGATTCCCGTGACGGACGGGCGCTACTTCGAGGTGGACGACAAGACGACGGATGACTTCTTCTTCGCCGACTGGTGCAAGGCAACCAAGTTGAAATGGTATGCGGCGGGTAACGTCGTCTGCGACCAGATAGACCTTGATGGGCGGCTCCATGAAGTGGAAAAGGCCATGCCCAACTTTGGGGAGGGTATTCCCGTAGAAGAGCTATTCCCTGGTGCGGAGGTGACACTTGGAGAAGAAGTCAAAGGTAAAACGGACTGAATTCCGCGCCTGTAACGGTTGCGGTGCGCTGACCTCCACCGCCACCTGTCCTGACTGCGGGAAGCCTGTGAAATAAATATGCACGTGGTCACCCATCGGATTCACCCAGACGAACCGTGTTATGGAGTATGGGAGGGGCCAGTTAGGGGCCGGTGGATTCAGCGCGTATTTGTCGTCAGGGGAGATGCAAAAGCCAAGTTTGAGACTGACTACGGCCCTGTCTCTGACTTCCCCGACGCTACGGAGACTGGATATATCTCCGACGGAGAAGACTCTGTGGCCCAATTACAGGAACTTGCGGAGAGGGATCGACATAGCGACAAGTGGGCCAAACGACGGAGAGAGATGCAGGCCGAAAGCACCCTCATCTCCGACATCCTGAAGCAAGAGGAGCAACTACTAGATGTGAGAGCGAACCGCAGCCACTTTGGGTCGGGGGTATCAATCCAGAGAAACGACTTCCCGCGTGAGGCCGTAATTAGCAGACACAAGGAGAAGAGGAATGCCAGGAAAAGCCGCAACGGCTGAGCGAATCCGTGATCTCAAAAGCCAGATCGCCAACCTGTCAGCAGAGGAAGTAGGGGATATTCTGTTCTTGGAGATTTCTCCAGGCCGAGAGCCAGTAACCGTCTATTCAGTGGAAGACGGATCGCCTGTTCCAGTTCCCGCCTACAGGATAAACGAGGTGATGGGCCTGACGGACAAAGACGGGAACCCCCGTTTTGTGGCCGAGGCCAAGGATGCGCCCGAATACAGACCGGGGACGGTCAAGTGCTTCTTGCATAAAGACAGCCCTGAGCGACCGATCCTAGAGATGATCGGGCTGCAAAGCGCAACCTGCCCCAAGGGCACCCTCGCCAACGACCAATCCAAACGGATGCACGCGCTTCATCGCCACAAGAACGAGTGGGTTGCCTACCAAGGATATGTAGAGGATCAGAAGGAAGAGAAGCGGGAGAAACGCTTGGACTCGCAGCTAGATGCCACACTCGCTCTCGCAGGGGGCGGACAGAAAGACGGTGAATTCCTAGACGAGATGTCAGCCAAGGTGCACCGTGATCCCCAAAAGGTTGTCCGCGCCGTGAAGGGCGAGTGCGACATCTGCGGCAGGACAGGACTTAAACGGGTCAAGGCGCACAAGAGCATGGCCCATAAGTAATTCGGGCGCACCGTAAGGTGTTGTACAGCCGGAGGTGACTCGCCTCGCGGCTGCTTCCCATTGTAATTGAAGGAGTAGGAGATGGTAGCAGAACTCTCAATCCCAAAGGGACACGGGATAGTCCGAGTCGCACATAATCTGCGCGAGCATATCTACAAGGCGCAGGACTGGAACCGCTCAGCGGGGACTGACTTCTGGCTTCTGTCGGAGGCGGAGTACGCTGGTGGCACCCACAACGACCTGATAACAGATTTCGGCTGGACGACTACCGCTATCGCGTTGGCTTCTCCGACTGCTGGTAGTTTCTTGGACTCGACTGATGTAGGGACACCGAACTCGTTTCTGTTTGGGGATGACAATGACTTGCTACAATCCCCGACCATCTTTGGGGACTATGCCCACGGCCTGATGGCGGGACAGTTTCTAGGAAAAGTTCCCACTAGGTTGATCGTAGAGGTTTATGCCGCCTTCACGACCAACTCATCTAACGAGACGCGGAGCGGCTTCGGGCTCACCGAGGCTGGCGGTACGTCGGGGACGGCGGACGACGCGATGGCTTGGATTCACTCTGATTCCAGTAACTTCGTGATACGGCAGCCGAACGACTCGGACTCAGGTTCGAGTGTGGATACCGACTTTCACCAGTGGCGCATTGTCGTTTCCAGAGGGACTACGGACGCCATTGAGTGGTTCATTGACGACACAAGTCAGGGAACAATGGACTCACAGGCCGATCTCTGGCCCTGCTCGTTTGGAGGGTTCTCCTCGACAAACAACCGCATCTCAATGGCTTGGGCGCATATCTGGTATGAGTAAGTACACCTGCCCCAACGGCCACTGGTGGAAGCAACGAGGTGGCAAGACGGCCAAATGTATCTGCGGCGCGGAAGGCCGCAAGGAGGACTAACATGGCACTGCATCGACGCAGACCAGGAGAGACCGTAGCCCAGGAGCGGGCACGGCTGCATCGGAAAGACACGGTGGCGGGCCGCGCTGCCAAGCGCCGCAACGTGGGAGCCAGGACGCGTCGGGGGCGGTAGATGCCCGCCAAGACACGGAGACAACAGCGTTTCTTCGGCGCGGAACTAGCTCGAAAGAGGGCGGGTAAGAAGACTCGCACGGGTATGAGCGAGAAGAAGCTGCGCGAACACGCTCGCAAGCGCAAGTAGCCCGGCAGGCAGGCCCATCACGAAATGCTAGTGCCCCTTCGGGGGCGTTTTTGATGCCTCGAAAGGAGAGCCATGCCTACTGAAGCACCTTTAGTCCTGAGACAAGAGCTGGCCCAGCGGTTGTACGGGTCGGAGTCGTTCCTGACGGGGAACCAAACCGGCACCAGCGCTACGACGCTTACTGACGTGACGCTCAAGTCCACCGTCGCGGGAGCCAACCATTTCGTCGGCTATTGGCTGTTCATCTACTCGGCCGATGACGCCGCTCCAGAGGGGGAGGCGAGGATGGTTTCGCAGTACGACCCCGCCAACGGGGTACTGACGGTTGACCCTGTGTTCTCGGCTGCGTTGGGTTCCGGTGACGACTACGAACTCCATCCCAAGCTCCATCCTGACCGTCTGAACGAGGCGATTAACTGGGCGCTGGAGTTTGGCTCCAACGGTGGCTATGCCTCCATCTCTGGGAACGACGACCTAACGACCGCAGCTATCTATGACAAGGAGATTCTGCTTGAGGGGGCGCTGTACTACCTGAAGCAAGGGATGGCTCGTGAGGAGCATCTGAGCGCGGCTCGTAGAGGTGAACTGACCGACCAGTGGCAGAGCCACTTCGACAACTGGATGGGCGGGTTGGAGACCCTCATTGGCTATAAGTTGCCCGAGCTACAGGAGGCGCGGTAATGGCTATCGCAGCAGCGAACCTAGCCGACGTGCGGGGAGAGGTCATTCGGCGGCTCTACGTCGTCCGCGACGTGATTCTTGACACCGCCTCTGGTGGGGATACTTCAAGCATCATCAGCACAGGTGGGACGGACACGGTTCACTTAGAGAGCGCGGTCTACACGTCCCTCGATTACGTCTCTGCCTGGGTGTACGTCCCTGGCGTGGCTGCCCCGCAGCAGTCCAGGGTGACGGCCTACGACCGCGACGCGGGCGACCTGACCATTTCTCCAGTTATTGGCGCGTCTGCTTCGAGCGAGGCTTATGAGATTCACTACCTCATCCCACCGACACGGCTGAACGACTGGATAAAGATACGCGCCCGTGAGGGTTCGTCCGGCGCTATGACCACTATCGCCGAGGGAACGGCTATCAACATCGACAAGTTCACCCTGGCCGAAGGTGTTCTGGCGGACGCTCTCAAGTTCCTCGCCAAGCGGGAGTCGGGCGAGATACGGACGCTGTTTGAGCGAGAGGCTGACCATCACGAACTGCTGTGGCTGCGTAGGTTGGCTCTCAGAGGACTCCGGCC